ATCCTAGAAAAGCTCTACCCGGAGCTGCTCGAAAAGAAGCTGCAGAGCTGGCTGGACGAGTATTTCAAGGATTTTTTTGTGAGGTGAAACCTATGGCTGCCTTAGAGCAGGAAATCGCAAGCGTTATCCGCTTTATCCTCGATTCCGTTCCCGGGATTACGCCCTATTACTGGGACATCCCGGAGGGATTCGTCGTACCATCTGTTTTCTTTCCGCAGCCGGAGCTCACACCTCTCGGCGATACGTTCGCGTCCTATGCGGTGGAATACGACTGGTACATCCAGTTTTTCGCCAGCACGGACGAGGACGCCTACGCAAGCGCGGCAGCGGCCTTGAACGCCCTCTGCGCAGCCCGCCTGCTGGTTCCGCTCATTGACGAGGCAGGAGCAACGGCAGGAGGCGGAGTGCGGCTCAAAGACCCCGGAGGAGTGAAGCGGCTGGACACAGGCACAGCCCAGCTCACGCTCCACTGGGACAGCCGCCGTCCGTACAACAGGGTGGATTGCCAGAAGGTAATGCACTACAACCTCGACCTCAAAGCGGCCGAGGGAAAAACTGAATAGGAGGTATCTGTATGGCAGAGAAGAACGCGAGCGCGGCACAGACCGCGCAGAAGTTCCCTATTGAGCGTCTGGCAAAGGCTTGCCGGACGCTTTTTCGTGTTTCGGCCAGCACGTTCGCCGGTGCCACGGCGGGCATGACTGGTGAATACACCGTCGAGGAGATGCAGAAGCACATCGACGAGTGGCTCGGAAAGGAGGCCGTTGTTTAATGGCAGGTGGTAAATACGATAAGCTGGCGGGAAAGACCCGCCCGGGCACTTACATCAACTTCGAGAGCGACCGCAACGACACCGTCGGCAACTCTGAGCGCGGCATCGTGCTGCTGCCCCTGATTGGCTACGACTTTGGCCCCGCCAAGACACCCATCACCCTGACGGCAGCGGCCCCGGATGCTTACAGTGTGGAGCTCGGCCGCAGCGTCTACGACGCGACCAACGATAAGATGCGCCTGATTCGTGAGGCATTCAAAAAGGCTTCCAAGGTCATCGTCTACATCACGGAGAGCGGCACAGCCGCAACCGGAACCGCTGCTCCGCTGACCGTAACGGCCAAGTACGGCGGCACTCGCGGCAACGATATTCACGTCTCTGTCGTCACAAACCCCGTCGGCGGCTTTGACGTCACCGTGTATTTGGATGCTGACGCCACCGCTGTGTACGAGGGCGTCAAGACCGTCGAGGAGCTTATTGCAGCCGCAGCAGACGACAAGCTGGTGAAGTTCACCGGTACGGGCGACCTGAAAGCGGCATCCGGCGTGAAGCTGGCAGGCGGCACGAACGTCACCAGCGCAAACGGTGACGTCACCGCGTTTGTGGACAAGATGGAGGGCATCAAGTTCAATACTCTGTGCTTCCCCGTTACCGATGCTACGTTGCAGACCGCAGCCATCACCAAAATCAAGTATATGCGCGAGAGCATGGGCAAGGGCGTGAATGTGGTTCTGCCGGACGCAAAGAGCCCCGACCACGAGGGCGTCATCAATGTCACAAACTCTGTTGTTGTTGACGGCGTTGAGCTGACCCACGCGGAGGCCTGCGCATTCGTTGCGGGCATCACCGCATCCGCAAGCTGCATCAAGTCTAACACCTACGAGGTCTACAACGGCGCGACCGGCATCGTGGACCCCAAGGACAACGAAGCAGCCATTGCGGCCATCAAGAACGGCGAGATGTTCTTCTCCTACTCCGAGGCGGGCAACGTCATCATCGAGTACGACATCAATTCTCTGGTCTCTTTCAAGAAGCCCAAGGACAAGACGTACAGCAAGAACCGCGTTATCCGCACTCTGGACGCCATTCAGGAGGCCATCCAGAATAACTTCCCGCCCAACAAGTACGACAACAGCCCGACCGGCTACGCCGCTATGAAGGGCATCGGCCAGTCCATCCTCAAGCAGTACGAGGATATGGGGGCCATCAAGAACGTGGACTATGACGCGGACTTCAAAATCGACGAATCTTTGAGCAGCGGCGACGAGGTTTATTTCATCGTCGCAATCCAGCCTGTGGATTCTGCCGAGAAGCTGTTCTTCACCGTCAAGACCCGCTAAAGCAGCAGGAGGTAAGTTATGCAGTACAACAAAAACCCTATTAGCCTCCGCGAGGGCCATGCGCTTATCGACGGCGTCGAGGTCATGGACGGCGTGAAGATGACTATCAACTTCACCCCGGAGACGTGGACCGGCCGCCAGTTGAACGAAACCACTCCGTCTACCCGCTGGGTTGGCGCGACCATCACCGGCAGCATGACCCGTCGCCGGACCAACAACTGGCTCAAGACCAAAATCAAGGAGTATCAGGCAACCAAGGCGACGCCCGAGTTCGTGATTCAGGGCATCATGGACGACGCTAATTCTGACTACTATGCAGCCCACGGCTCCGATGTCGTGACCTGCGTCGGTTGCGTCCTGACTGGTGACCTGCCCCTGACCGCACTGGATGCAGAGAGCGGCAGCGTGGTCGATGACGTCATCAACTTCAACATCAAGAACATCATCTAACCTCCCGACATTTTGGTCGGGAGCATACAGGCGAAGCCTCTCCTAGGTGGAGGGGCTCCGATTTTTATTTTGGAGGAGACAGCTATGAGCAAGAACCTGAAATATTTTATGCGCGAGGCAGCAGAGGTGGAGAAGGTCGTCACCGTACCGGCCCCGGAGAGCTTTAAGGACGAGAACGGCAAGGTCATCCAGCTCGAGGTCAAGGTGCTTTCCTCTGAGCGTATCCGCGCCATCAATGAGGGGTACCACACCCACACTGTCGCGCTGGACAAGAAGGGCAATCCCTACATCAACGGCGGCAACGTGGTTTTCCGCGACGAGCGCGACAATGCAAAGGCCACCCGTCACATCCTCGTTGAGGCCCTGCAGTACCCCAAGCTGGACGACCCGGAGCTGATGAAGTACTACAACTGCGTGGACATCACCCAGATGCCGGAAAAGGTTTTCTCCCGCGCCGACGAGTTTGCTCATGTCACCCGCGTCGTCATGGCTCTGCTTGGCATCGGCGGTCAGCTCTCCGAGGAGGAGCAGAAGCAGGCCGATGAAAAGGAAATCGACGACGCAAAAAACTGATTCGCAGCGCGGGCAGCGAGACGTACTGGGCCCATGTCCTGTGGCAGCGGCACGGCCTCCGACCGGAGGAGTTCGACCGGATGACTCGGAGACAGAAGCTCTTTTACATCGCCTCCGAGCAGGAGGAGTCTGCGCACCCGTGCAGGCGGGACACAATCCGGTAAGGTGACGGGAGGACATTATGGCGACTTTGAAAGTTACATTCAAGGCCATCGACGAGATTTCCTCCAAGTTTGACGAAATGACCCGGAGCGGCGAGCGAGCGCTCGAAGCGTTCGAGAACACTGGCACGGCGGCTGACGGAGCGTTGAGCAAAGTCTCTCGCACGGCCACGCAGACCGCTAAAAGTGCCGATACCGCTACCGATTCCGTCGATGACCTGTCCTCGGCCATCGGGGACTATGAAAAGGCCACCGGTCAGGCGGCCGATTCTGCCGAGAATCTGTCCGAAAAAACGACTGAGACCGAGAAGAACCTCGACGAGGCAGCGGAGGCAGCTCGTAAAGCCTCGGAGGAAGTCGAGAAGTTCGGTGATAAATCCGAGGAATCTGGCAAGCAGAGCGAGGAATCGAGCAAAAAGAGCCGCGACGGCATCAAGGAGCTGCAAGGCGTCCTTGCGTCGGCCGGAATTGCCGCCACTCTGAACGAGATTAAAAACGGCTTTTTTGACTGCTCCGAAGCGGCCGCGCAGTTCGAGACCTCCACCGCAATGGTCGCCACTATCGCGGACACAAGCCAGAAATCCTTGAGCGACATCTCGAAAGAGGTGCGCACCTACTCCAATGAGACCGGCGAGGCAGCCAGCGATATGGCGGAGGCAACCTATCAGGCCATTTCCGCCAGCGTCAATACAGCGGATGCGGCGTCCTTTGCAGGAACCGCGACCAAACTGGCCGTCGGCGGCTTTACGTCGGCGACTACGGCCGTGGACGTCTTGACGACAGCCATCAATGCCTACGGGCTTGCGGCGTCGGATGCTACACAGCTTTCCGACTACCTTATCACCACGCAGAATCTTGGCAAAACGAGCGTGGACCAACTGGCGCAGAGCGTCGGCAATGTCATTCCTCTGGCGTCTGCCTACAACGTCCAGATGGACAATTTGAGCTCGGCTTATGCCGTCCTAACCGCCAACGGTATCGCCACCGCAGAATCCGGCACCTACCTCAAATCGATGCTGAATGAGCTCGGCGACACCGGCAGCGACGTTTCGGAGGTCCTGCTGAACTCCACCGGCAAGACCTTTGCGCAGCTCATGGAGCAGGGCTATTCACTCGGCGATGTGATGGCAATGCTGGGCGATGCGGTAGACGGAGACAGTACCGCGTTCAACGCCCTGTGGAGCTCAACAGAGGCCGGTATCGGCGCGCTGTCTCTGTTCAACGCAGGAGCCGACAAGTACAACAGCGTCCTCGATTCCATGCGTACCAGCGCAGGCGCAACCGAAAAGGCATACTCCACGATGGCAGACACGACCGACAAGAGCAAACAGCGGATGGAGAACTCCTTCAACAACCTGAAAATCTCTGTCGGCGACGTGCTTAACCCCGCGCTCACGCAGGTATACGAGGGATTCACCTCGGTATTTGCGGGCATGAGCGATTTTGTGGACGAGCACCCGGCCGTCGTAGCGGCTATTTCGGCCATTGCGGTTGGCGTGGGCGGATTCACCGGCGCGCTGGCTGCCTACAACATTGCCACCACGGCCGCGAAGTTTGTGACGGAGGCATTCACCGCGACACTGGCGGCTAACCCGTTTGTCCTTGCGGCCGCAGGCATCGTTGCTGTCACAGCGGCAGCCGTCACCCTAACCGGAGTTCTGATTACCCAGAGCGACGAGTACGAGGGCATGACGGCTACCTGCCGCGACCAGTACGACGAGCTGCAAAACCTCAACGACCAGTACAACGCAGCCTGCGAGCAGTACGGAGAGAACTCCGAGGCTGCCAACAGCCTGCGCTACCAGCTTGACCAGCTCAACGACGAGCTTGAAGCCAACCGGCAGACCGTCAAAGAGTTTGTGGCTGAGTGCGACGGACTCGTCGAGAGCCACAACAAGGTCATGGACGCCTACAACAGCTCCACCTCGAGCATTAAGGAGCAAGAGCTCGGAACTCTGGCCCTGACCCAGCGGCTTGGGGAGCTGGCATCGCAGAACTCGCAGACGGCGGCGAGCTACACGGAGATGAAAGCCATCATCGACCAGCTCAACGCCGACGTCCCGGGTCTCGGGCTGACATACGACGGCGTGACCGAGAGCGTGGACGCGACAGTTGAGGCCATCAAGAAAGCTGCAAAGGCGCAGGCTGATTCAGAGTACAAGGCCGAGCAGCAGCAGACCTATGTTGACCTGCTGAAAGAGCAGAGCAGCCTCGAGCAGCAAATCGCCGAAGCAGAGGCAAACCTCGATGCAGAGCGTCAGCGACGCGGAATGTATCAGGATGACGTCACGGGCGACTGGGTCAAGGGCATCTGGACCGAGGACAGTCCATGGATTGCGTGGACTTCCGACATCGACGAGTACAAGAAATCCCTCGAGGAGCTGCAAGCCGCCTACGACGAGAACCAGCAGACCCTCTCCGACATCGAGGGCGAGTGGCGCGGCGTTGCACAGGCGGTTGAGGATGCGCAGAACCAGACCGTCACCTATGACGAAGCCGTCAGTATGGCTACAAGCTCTGCGCAGTCTGCTCTCGACGAGCTGACCGCAGCCTACGACAAGGCTTACCAGTCCGCCCGTGAGAGCATAGAGGGCCAAATCGGTCTGTTCGACACGATGAAAACCTCGTCGGAGCTTTCCATCAGCGACATGGAAAAGGCCATGCAGAGCCAGACGGACTACCTCAACCTCTACTCTGAAAACCTCAAAAAGGCCGCAGAATACGGCCTCGATGACGGCCTGATTAAGTCGTTGAGCGACGGCAGCGAGGAAAGCGCAGGCTACATCAACGCCATCATCCAGAATATCGAGAAACTGGGCGGTAGCACCGAGGGTATGCCCGCAGCAGCCTCCAAGTTCGTGGACGAATTCAACTCAAAGTTCGAGGAGACCACAAAGGCGAAGGACGCCTTTGCAGACAGCGTTGCCAAGATGGAGACCGACTTCGACGAGAAGATGGGCGAAATTGAGCAGACGATGGTCGGCACGGTCGAGAAAATGGAGATGACCGACGAGGCGGCAGCAGCAGCGAAAGCTACCATTGAGGCTTACTGCAATGCCATCCGTTCCATGACTGGCGAGGCCGGGAGCGCGGCGCAGGCCGTCGCAAACGCGGCCGCTGCTCACCTGAGCACTACACCCAGCGCGACGGTCTCGGGTCATGCAAACGGCACGGTGTCCGCACCGGAGGATGTCTACATCGCCGGTGAGGAGGGCCCGGAGCTTATTATTGGAGCAAGAGGCTCCGAAGTATTCCCCGCGCAGGAAACCGAAAAAATCCTGTCGGCTGTTGTAGGCGACGAGGCACCTATTTCGACCGAAGGCTCTGCGGCGTCTAGTTCTGCTGGCCGGTCTGCTCCATCCGAAGAAGGTGGAGGAGACCGCAGCGAGAAAAGAATCATCCTCGAAATCAATGGCAGCGGCTCCATTGACGCGACAGGAGCGGACGAGGATACAATCCTTGATGTTCTGACGCGCCATGTGAAGCCGGTCCTTATGAACATCATTAAGGGCGAGATTTTTGAGGAAGGAGACCTTGCGTATGATTTTTAAGAGTAACCGGCAGCTCTGGCTTACGCACGACGGCGAGCGGGAAAAAATGCAATTTCCTGTTTTGCCAGAGAAGTTCAGCGTCAGTCTCGGAACGAAGAACACGAGCGTCACCATCAGCGGCCTCGGTGAAATTATTATCTTGCAAGACCGTCCGGCGGTCGAGGTTTCATGGGACGGCTTTTTTCCGGCAACCTATTTCCCGGGACTTCAAACCCGGAGCATTACCTCACCCAAGGTTTTACTCCAAAAGCTGTGTGAGTGGAAGAACAGCGACAAGCCAGTTCACCTCATCCTTACCGGAACGAGCGCGAACTTTTACGCTGCTATCCAAACATTGCAGCCCTATGAGCAGGGCGGAGACCCGGACAGCATCTACTACAAAATCAAGCTCAAGGAGTACCGGGAGGTCAAGGTCAGGCAGGTCAAAGTTGATTCTGCTGGGACGGCGACCGTCTCTAAGAGCTCGACCCGGACAGATAACCGCGTTCAGGCAAAAACTTACACGGTAAAGCCCGGCGACTGCCTCTACAACATCTCGAAAACGGCCCTCGGAGACGGCGGCCGGTACAACGAAATCTATGCACTGAACAAGGATAAAATCAAGAATCCAAACTTGATTTATCCCGGACAGGTGTTGCAGCTCCCGTGAGGTGAGGTAATGGGCAAGATTACATTTCTCGTCACCAAAGACGAGACCACCTACGACATGAGCGAACTGGTTGAGAGCGTAACATGGAGTGGCCGCAAGGGCTCTCCGGCACGCTCTCTTTCCGTTTCGCTTATCGACGATGACGGCTGGAAACACGCCCGCTCCGGTATTGATGTTACCAAGGGAAACCACTGTGTTTTCTATTGGGAGGGCGAAGAACTTTTTCGCGGCATCATCATGTCGCAGAAGCAGAACGCAAAAAAGACCATGACCATCAAAGCCTACGATGTTGGTATTTATCTGTCGAACAACAAAGACAGCTTTAACTACAAACAGAAAAAGGCCTCAGACATTTTCAAAGATTGCTGCAACAGATTCCAGATTCCATACAAGGATGTCGCTGATACGGGCTATGTGATTTCGGAACTCCCGAAAGCAAAGACAACGGCCTGTGATGTGATTCTTGACGCTCTGAGCCTTACTTTCAAGGCGACCGGAATCAGATACTATGTTACTTCCGCTGGCGGCTCCTTGAGCCTGATTAAGCGGAAAGACAGCATCTTGCAGTGGGTGGTTGAAGCGGGAAGTAACCTTTCAAACTACGACTACTCGTGCAGCATCGAGAAGGTGAAAACCAGAATCAAGCTGTTGTCGAAAGAAGATAAAGTTGTCGCCCAAAAGGCTGACACGGAACTCGAGAAAACCATCGGAATTATGCAGGACATCACGACGCCCGACAGTAATACCGAGGAGGCAAACCTCGCAGACATGGTGGAGTCCATGTTGGCAGAGGAGAAGCTCCCGAGTAAGTCACTCAATGTGGAGGCTCTCGGAATCCCGGACGTGATTTCTGGCATTGGAGTCTGCATTATCATCAATCCTCTCGGAATCTCGAATAGCTACTATGTTGACGAAGATACCCACACGTTTAAGGGAAACTACCATTCAATGCGCCTCACCATGAACATGGCGACGGACACGGAGCGGAAAGTCAAAACGAGTAGCAGCTCGAGTAAAAAGAACGCGCACTCCGTCGGAGATAAGGTTCAGTTTACCGGAGGCCCGCAGTATGTGGCGTCCACCGCGACCTCTCCGACCAACAGCCCAAAAGCGGGCCCTGCTAAAATAACGGCCATTGCCAAAGGCAAGAACGCAAAACACCCGTATCACATCATCCACACGGACAAGCAGAGCACCGTGTATGGATGGGTGAACGCCAGTCAAATCGGATAGGAGAAGCCTATGGACCCGGAACAGGCAACGAGCTTCAAGCAGCTCTTTATGTCTATGCTCCCGAACGATGGTGGCATTGTGGTCGGCACGGTTACAAGCGAAAGTCCGCTTACCATCAAGATAGAGAACGACGAAAAGCTCGAAATTTCTGGTAGTGCGCTTCTCGTCCCTCGCAACCTTACCGACTACCAGACCCGCATTGATATATCTCTTGCTGGCGGAAAAATCGACAGCAATACTCATATCGGCGGAGCGCATGGGCACGACTTTGACCTGCTGGATTCCCGTTCTGGCAAAGTCTCTGGCATAATCGGATGCCCTTATGAAGGAGCAAAGGACCAGCCAGAGGGAGACTACCACAAGGTTGAGAGCTCCAAAGCGAGCGCCCACATCCATTCGCTGCAAACCTTTGTCATCGAAGGAGCGCTTATGACGGTTTACAATGCACTCAAGGTTGGAGAGTCCGTGTATCTTCTCCGCTTCAACAACGGCAAAAGCTACATCGCGCTCGAAAGGGCTATCGTATGAGCAGAGTTTTTGTTCCAATCGCTATATCCGGCATTGAGGAGGAAAAAGAGCAGCCGTCGCTCACCTATAAGCTCGACCTCAAGGTCGGACGCATCGTTGGAAAAGTTGATGGCCTCGAGGCTGTCAACCAGTACATCGAGAAAGCGCTTCTTACGCCTCGGTTCCATTGCCTTGTGTATGACAACCAGTATGGCAGCGAAATCAAGGACACCATCAAGGACGAGAGTGCGACGGAGGAGCTTATCAAGTCGGAAATACCGAGGCTTGTAGAGGATGCACTCCTTTGTGACGGCCGCATTCTAAAAGTCTATGACTTCGAGTTCGAGTTCAACGAGGACTACTGCAACGTGCATTTCAAAGCTGACACCATTTATGGGACCACAGAGGTCGAGGAGGTGATATAAAGTGTTTGAAGCCCAGACCTATGACAAGGTTTTAGAGGACATCTTGAGCCGAGCGCCGGATGGCATCGACCTGCGGCAGGGCAGCATCTTCTACGATGCTGTCGCGGGCATCGCTTTCAAAATCGCCAAATACTACGCAGACCTTGAACAGGTATTCGAGATGGTGTTCTTGGTGACAGCGACCGGAGACTACCTTACACTGAGAGCCGAGGAAAACGGCGTTTATAGACAGGTTGCCTCCGCTGCAAAGTACCGCATCAAATACGAGGGCGAGCTCCCGGAACTCGGGACACGCTTTTTCTGCGATGGGCAATATTTTGTGTTGGCGCAGGACGATGACCTTGGCTTCTATATTGAAGCGGAGGAAACCGGAACGGCGGCAAATGATATTTTGTCCGGAACGGCGGTCGTTCCGGTTGAAACATTGCGCGAACTCACAGCCTGTTCTATCGCGGAGGAACTTGAGCCGGGCTCCGACGAGGAGGACGACGAGAGCCTCCGAAAACGAGTTCAGGAGAAAATTGCGGGACCGGCTGAAAACGGAAACCGCCAGCACTATAAGACGTGGTGCGAAAGCATTTCTGGCGTCGGCCGCGCACGCATCATTCCTCTTTGGGCAGGAGAGAACACCGTCAAGGGAGTTCTTATTGATACGGAGGGGGGACCGGCATCGGACGCTGTCGTGCAGCGTGTGCAGGAGTACATCGACCCGGGCGGAACCGGATTGGGGGAAGGGCAGGCCAATATTGGCGCACACTTCACGGCCGCTGCAGCCACCGCTAAAAAGGTGGATATTTCGTTCTCTGTCACGTTGGCAAAGGGCGGAAACCTTGCCACGGTCAAGGATGCGGCACAGACTGCACTCAAGGCACAAGTCAAGAGTATCAATCTTGCGGCGAACGACGGAGAAACGCCGACCCTGCGTATCAGCACGGTCGGAAATACTATTTACGGCCTCACGGGAGTGCTAGACTACGAAAACCTCCGCTTTAACGGTCAGACATCAAACGTCGAGACCGGAACAGAGGAGGTTTTTGTCTTAGGGGAGGTGAACGTCAGTGAAACCGACCCTGTATCCTAATGGATTTCCAAGCGTATATGAGGAGCTAAAAACATTTTACCCGGTATTCTACAGGGATGTTTTTGAGATGGACGCCATCTGGCGTGCCGCAGGAGGAAAGCTCGACGAAATCGAGGCAGGCGTTGACGCAGTAGCAAACGATACCTTTATCTCGATGATGGACGCAGCTGCACTCTCCGATATGGAGGCGTTTCTCGACATTGCACCGAACAAGAACAGAACTCTTGAGGTTCGGCGCAAGTTAGTAGCGTCGTATTTTGTTGGCGCGAACCATATTGGCGCGCCTGAAATAAAAGAGCTCGTCCGAGGTTATGCCGGAGACACCCCAGAGGTCAAATTCAGCAAGGGCAGAATCTACGTTTGCATATCGCCACCGGATGAATCGTCTTTCCTTTCGAGCGACATCATCGAGTGTTTGCTGAGAAAAATACCGGCGCACCTTGCGCTGTCACTTTCTCTTAGCTACAAACCGGATGTACAGCCAGCATACGCGGCAGCCGCTCCGCTCGGTACGACAATTTCTTGCACGGTGCGACTGCCGGGAACTATTAAGCCGCGAGCTGTCAGCGCGACGGCATATGCTGCGGGAGCACTCCGGGCAGCCCGAATGCAAGCCTCTGTTAAGCTGCCGGGAACCATCGGCCCGAAAACCATCAGCGCGCGGGCGTTTGCCGCTGGCGGGCCTGCGAACGCGCGTGAAACCATCACAATCAAGATTGGAGGACAGACAACGTGAGTTGGGAAAAGTCTAACTACACTGCCACCGGTGCCGCCCTGCTGTCGGAATCTCTCTCCGGCGGCGCGCTGACGATTACCCGCGCTGTGAGCGGTACTGGCTCTGCTGATACAGACCTTTCGGAAGAAACTACGGTCAGTGGCGACCTTCACGAACTGATGCTGCTTGGCATTGAGACCATCGAGGACGACGACGGGCATCCCGCGCGAAAGGTCAGCGTTCATACTGAGAGCGGAGACGACGCCTACCTTATGCATCAGGTGGGCGTTTTCGGCCGCTTGAACGACGGGGAGGAGGTCCTGCTGTTCCTTATGCAGGACGAGCGCGGCGTCGAGATTCCCGCGAGTGGCACAAACGCTAATTTTGCGTTCGACGTTGACATTCTGCTGGCTGTGTCGAACAAAGCGAATATCAGCCTTACAGTGGCCCCGCAGGTGCAGGCACTTATGAAGCTGGTCGAGGCTGAAATTAAAAAGCACAACGCCGACGTCGATGCTCACGCGGCGACCATCACGGCAGCGGTCAGCGCAGCCGTGAAGAACCTGTCTGAATCCGGGGAAATCCTGAACGAAGAACAGGTAAAGGCTCTTATCAAGGAACAGGTGGACGGCGGCACAGGCGGCTACTATGGCTCCTACGAACTCACCCTTGCGGCTGACGGGTGGAAGCCCGCCCGCAGCGAGGATGATTACGAAAACGCTGGCGGTATGGATTACTACCAGTGCATTTATGATGCAGAACTGTCGGACAGCACCAGCGAGCTTGTACCCGTTGGCGTTGTATCTCCCGGCAGCTTCTATACTACGACCAAAGCGGGTGTCCTGAACGGGTGCGAAACGCATGATGGCTTCATCAGATTTTTCGCCCAGCGCATCCCGGAAGCAGATATTCAGGCGACCGTAACCCTGTTCGGGAAAGGAGGTGGTTCGGGTGAAACCGGTAGCGTAAGCATCGGTCAGGGCTTGAAGCGTGATGCAAGCGGCGCTATTGCCGTCCGCATCGGCGAAGGCCTTGACTTCGACAGCGCAAACGCGCTGACTGTTCGCAAAGAAAC